GACTTCGAGGCCCAGACGCGCACTCTTGCGCTTGGTAGGCAGTGGGGCATCCTGACAGCGAATGAGGCCCGAGAAGAGCTTGGCTACAACGCTGTTGGACCTGAAGGCGACCGGCTGATAGTGCCTCTAAACATGATCGATTCCGATAAGTTGCCGGGGCTGACGAAGCCGGATAACACAAAACAGCTACCTGCCCCAGACGAGGATCAGAATGATAGTAAGTAAGATCGAGCGACGCAATATCGCGCAGGAGTTCCGGGTATCCAACCCGGATGAACCGGCGACCATCCAGGGGTATGCATCCCTGTTTAATTCCCCGTATGACAATGGATATTGGATTGAGTCGATTGACGCACATGCCTTTGACTCGGTGATTGCATCCAATCCTGATTGCCGCGCTCTGTGGAATCACAATCCCGATCATGTTCTCGGTCGTACCACGGCTGGCACACTTCATCTGAATATCGATGCTCGCGGGCTAGCATACGTGATCGATCCTCCGGATACGCAGCTTGCAAATGATTTGATGAAGTCGATGCGTCGTAAAGACGTTACGCAGAGCAGCTTTGGTTTCATCTGCAAGCGCGACCAGTGGACTGATAATCCCGATGGCACGATTAGCCGCGTCATTCTTGAGTTTGAGCAGCTATACGACGTCTCGCCTGTAACCTATGCTGCCAACCCTGCGACTGATTCCAGCGTTCGTTCCTTCCCCGAATCGATGCCTGTAGAGTACCGCGCTCGTATTGAGCAGCGGGACAAGCCCGCAGACCTTGTAAAGCACGAGCAGGAACAGCGGTTGAACATCCTTACCCGGCTGGCACTCGAAGAGGCCAGCTAGACCACACCACAACCCAAGTTTGCAACACCCGGAACGTTACGCGCTCCGGTTAATCCATCTCCGATTAGTCGGAATCCGTAACACCAAGGAACAATAAATATGATTAAGTCTTTGACTGAGAAGCGCCATAAGCTGCTCGCCGATGCCCGCGAACTGATGACGGGTGAGAATATCACTGCTGAAACCCGCACCAAGGCGGATGCCATGATTGCAGACGCTGAGGTTCTGCGTGGCGACATCGAGCGCATCAAGGCGACCGAGATTGAGGAAACCCAGCCTGAGCAGCGGAGCCGTAACACTCCTCCGCGTGGCGCTGTTGAGGCTACTGCTGAGGATGCTCCCGACGAGCGCAGCTATGAGCAGCGCAACCGGGCCAGCAACATCGCCTTCCGTGCCTTTATGAGGGGGGAGCGTTTTGAGAAACGCGATCTGACCGTTGCTGCTAACGGTGGAGTGATGATTCCCGTTGCGGCAGTCGAGCCGGTGCAGGCGCAGCGGTCTGCGGGTTCGATCTACGACATCGTTCGTCATCTCCGTACTTCGACTGGTGAAGATGTCCGTGTCCCATTGTGGGATGACACGAGCAACGGCTTTGTGCTGGATTCCACTTCAACCTCTACGACCGATCCGTCAATTACGGGCGTCACGGTCAAGGTGGACGGCCTCCGCTCGAACCCGATCCTGCTCGACAACAAGCTGGTGGCAGACCTCGATTACGATCTCGTTTCTGATGTCAATCTGGCAATCCAGAAGCGTTATCTGCGTTCTGTTTCGTCTGCCATCGTCGCGGGCAATAGCTCGAACTTCACTGCTTTGTCTGCTCCCTCGGCGTTGACAAGCAATACCGTGGCTACTGTCAAGTATGTAGACCTCGTCGGCCTGATGACTGCTCTCGATCCTGCATACGCTAGTGGCGCGGTTTGGTCCATGTCGAATGCCACACTGGGCGCTGTCCTCAACATCGTCGACGGCTCCAGTCGGCCTATCTTCATGCCGTTTACTGACGGCGCGACCTCTGGTTTTGCTGGAACCATCTTCGGATACCCGGTGAAGCTCGACCAGTATGCACCGACCGTCGCTACCGGCAACCTGCCTATCCGCTTCGGCGATCACGCAGCCGCCTACACTTTGCGCGAAGTTACCCCCGGAATCGTCATCAAGCAGAGTGCGGAACGCTGGGTTGAACTCAACCGGCTGGGCGTGGTTGCCTTTGCTCGGGCAGGCGGCGCTCCGACCATCGCAAGCTCCAGCTACAGCCCGCTTTTGAGTCTCACGATTAAGTAAAGCCTCGCACATACAGGGGGAGCGGTTCAGGCCGCTCCCTTACCCTTTAATCTCATTCCCTTGGACAATCATGCCTCTTGCTTACAAATCATTGTCGCAGCCTGTGGCTGAACCCGTAACGCTGCAACAGGCGAAGGATCAGTGCAAGGTCGACTACCCGGATGACGACGCTCTGATCCAAGGATACATCATAGCCGCTCGGCAGTTGGTAGAGAACATGACGGGGCGCAGCATCTTCAACCGTAAGATGAAGATGACTCTCGATTACTTTCCATATCCTGGTTGTGAAGCAGTCACAGGATCAGGCCACGAAGCGTACCTGCGATGGTATTTCCGGGGCCAGTCAATAAGACTGCCCAAGCCAGCTACGGCCAGCGTCGACAAGATTAGCTACATAGACGGCGCGGGTCAGACGGTCATTATCGATTCAAGCAAGTATGTTGTCGACCTCATCTCGGAGCCTGCACGTATCTCCCCGGCTCCCGGCTACTCATGGCCGTATCTGAATAACTATGTGCCTGGTCAGGTGACGGTTGAATTTACGTCTGGCACGTATGGCGACGGCAAGCTCATTAATGACTGCCCGATGACGGTAGTGCTGGCAATCCTGTTGCTCGTTTCCCACTTCTACAACAACCGGGACGCCTCCAGCGAAGCGGTGTTGAATACGATCCCCCTGGGAGTCGCTGAACTGATTGCCGGGGAAGTCTTCGAGACGGTGAACTAAATGCAGTCAGGCAAGCTAAACCGTCGCGTCTCTATCCTTGAGCAGTCTTCAACGCAGGATGAATCAGGGCAGTACGTGGATACATGGAAGCCGATCCTCAGTACCTGGGCCTCTATCCGTGCGGCCACTGGTAAAGAAGTTTACGCAGCCTCTGGATTCACCTCTCAGCTATCGCACGTCATCACTCTGCGCTATAACCCGGCAGTAACTATCCGCTCATCTCACCGGGTCTAGTATCAGGATCGGATTTTCGACATTCAGGCAGTGAGTGACAGAGACGAGGGCAGAGCGCAAATCAACCTGCTCTGCCTTGAGAGAAATGAGGGCCAGTGATGCTAGAGTTTGGCCTTCAACATCTCATCTCCAATGCATCAGCGTTTACGACGCTGGCCGGTACAAGGCTTTTTCCAGTTCTTCTCAGGGAAGCCGAAACGCTGCCAGCAGCCACGTATCAGTTGATTACTACCCGCCCGCTGTACACACTCAATAAACGTATCAACTTCACACAGAGCAGAATTCAGTTTGATACATGGGCCGGTGATTACGTCTCTGCAAAGAACCTGATGGCGGCTATCAACGCCGCAGTCGACAACTTCAGCGGCGATCTGGTAGACGGAACCCACGTCTTCGGTGTTCAGCTTCTCACGTCCGGCGATCTCTTCGAGTCAGATGCAAATATCTATCGCTGTACTGCTGATTACATGATTCAGCACTCTTCGCCCGTCTCTTAATTTCCCTCAACTCTTCACCCGCACGGCTCACAAGAGTCGCGCATCACTGCGCTTTTAAAAGGAATAATCATTATGCCAGCAGAAACTGAATCAATTGGCTTCAGCGGAAAAGGCGGAACTGTCTCCATCTCTACTGATGGCGGAACCACGTATACCGAGATCAAGCAGGTAAAAGACGTAAAGCCGTCGGGAAGCAAGGCGAATTACGACAACATCACGAATCTGAGCAGCCCTGGTAACGCGGAAGAGTTTATCCCTCTGACCGTCAATAGTGGTACTGTGACGCTCACTGTTATCTCGAATCCTCTGGATGCGGGTCAGACTGCTCTACTCGCTGCGTTTCAGGCACAGACGAAGCTCAAGGTAGAAGTCCAGTATCCCACCGTTGGCACTCAGACCACCGGCCTGTTGAAGACTTTCAGTGCGTATGTCTCCTCTG